GAACAGGTGGAGGTGGAGCAGGAGCAAGATGTAGTTGTGGTGGAGCCGCAAGTGCAGCTGTTTCAGGAACAGCAAATACAGGTGGAGGTGGTGGGGGTGGAGCAAATCATCCAGGAAGTTCGCCAGTAGCAACTTCAGGTTCAGGCGGTTCGGGAATCGTTATCGTAAAAGAATTAGATAACGCACCAGGAGTCTGGTCAATTAATGACGTATACAATTTCAAGAAAGCCGGAACGTGGGTAGTAGTTCCAGTGTCGCCGTTTAGCGCAAATTATTTAGTAGTAGCGGGTGGTGGAGGTGGCGGCGGTGGTCTTGATTCTGGAGGAGGTGGAGCAGGAGGTTATAGAGCATCAGGATTTGGACCAGCACCTTTACAAGGTTCAGCATTAACATTATCCGGCGGAACAGCATATCCAATTACAGTTGGTGCTGGAGGAGCGGGAGGACCAACATCAGCTGTAGGTGTTAATGGATCAGATTCAGTATTTTCAACAATTACATCAACAGGTGGTGGTGGAGGTGGTGTAGGATCAGATTTTGGATCTACACCTGGTCAAAATGGAGGATCTGGTGGTGGAGCTGGTTATCCATCTAGCGTAGCTGGTAATGGAAATAGCCCACCAGTAAGTCCACCTCAAGGAAATAATGGTGGAACTGGTTTTATAATACCTAGTGTATATGCAGGTGGAGGTGGAGGTGGTGGAGCAGCAGCTGTTGGAGGAAATTCACCAGGCACTCCAGCAGAGGGAGGAGTAGGAGGAGCAGGTTCTCCAAACAGTATTTCAGGATGTGCAGTATTTTATTCAGGTGGAGGTGGAGGTGGAGCAGATTTTAGGGCTCCAGGTACATCTGGGGGTACTGGAGGAACAGGTGGAGGAGGAAATGGTACTCTTGTAGCTGGATCACCAGGAACAGCTAATACAGGTGGCGGAGGAGGTGGAGCAGGATATTCTGGTGCAAGTTATACGGGTGGATCTGGAGGTTCAGGTATTGTTATTGTAAGATATCCTTCAGGAGTAGCACCAGCTATATCTTTAGCACCTGGAACAAATGTTAAAACTACAGCACCAAATGGTGATGGAGTAGCAACATTCACAGTTTCTGGAACATTGACTGTTGCAACATCAGTATAAATATATTATAATAACTAATTAAGGAGTAAAAAATATGGCACATTTTGCAGAAGTAAACAGTTACGGTTTAGTATTAAGAGTTGTTGTTATTGATAACAATGATGTAAACGCAAATGGCGGTGATCAATCTGCTGGAGCTGAAGAAGCGGTTAAAAAAATCGTTCCTTTCACGTCTGGAAATAGATGGATTCAAACTTCTTATAACAATAATTTCAGAAAACAATACGCTGGAATTGGTTACTCGTTTGATTCCACAAAAAATAAATTCATTGCACCACAACCATTCGCATCTTGGTCGCTAGACTCTAATGACGACTGGCAAGCCCCAGTTGCATATCCAACAGTTACAACTTATGGAGATAACGTTAAATACTTTATTTCTTGGGATGAAGCTGGACAAAGATGGACTGGTAAAGACGATCAACAAAATTCATTCGCTTGGTCACCTGACACTTCATCTTGGATTGCTACAGGCAATTAAGTTAAAGAGTTTTTAAACAGGAGTAAGTGACCTATGGCCAAATCCAACGGCGGTATTATCGGAGCATTAAATCCAACATCGTTTGGAAAGTGTACTGTCACATCTGCTACATCAGGATCAACCACATTAACTACACAACCTGGAACTAGATTAGTTTCTTATGCAGTTGTTGCTGGTGGAGGTGGAGCAAGTAGATCAGGAGGTGGAGCTGGCGGATTTAGAACATCTTGTTCATTTTCAGTTTGTGGAGCAGCACCATATCCAATAGTAGTAGGTGGAGGTGGAACAGGAAGCCCAGCTGCTTCTCCAGCTGGAACTTCAGGAACAGATTCAAGTTTTTCAACAATCACATCAACAGGTGGTGGAAAAGGTGTAGGAACAGGTCCTGGAACTCCAGGAGGATCAGGTGGTGGTGGAGGAGGTGCTCCTCCGGCTTCAGGTGTTACAGGTGGAACAGGAAACACACCACCAGTTAGTCCATCACAAGGTAATTCAGGTGGAGATAGTTTTTTAGTTACTGCTGTAGGTACTGCTTCTGGAGGAGGCGGTGGAGCAGGGGGAGTAGGAGGAACTGGAACTACACCAACTGCAGGACCAGGTGGGGCAGGTTCACCAATCACATCAATATTCGGAGCAGCACCACAACCATTCTATGGACCAACATCAGGAGTTTATGCAGGAGGAGGTGGAGGTGGAAGTGATAGTCCTTCAATTGCTGCAGGTACGGCAGGATCAGGAGGAGGAGGAACAGGAGGAACTAGTGGTTCTGGACAAACAACAGGAACAGCTAATACCGGTGGTGGAGGCGGAGGCACAGCTAATTCTCCAACAGCAGGAGCAGCCGGCGGTTCGGGAATCGTTATCGTAAAAGAATTAAACAAGGCAAGAGGTGTTTGGAATTTAAAAAGTCAATTTAGTGCCGTGAAAAGCGGAACGTGGGTTCAAGCTCAATGTTCAGTATCATTAGATTATTTAATCGTGGCGGGTGGTGGATCAGGTGGTGGTGATACTTATGGTGGAGGTGGTGCAGGAGCCGGAGGTTATAGAACATCTTTTCCAGGTGGATGTGTAGTTACAGCTTCTTTTTATTCAGGTGATAGTATTCCAGTAACAGTTGGAGCAGGAGCAGCAACAGGTAGTGCTGGTAATCCAGGTAATAATGGTTCTCCTTCTATTTTTTCAACAATTACAAGTGCAGGTGGAGGAGGTGGAGGTGGAGCAGGAGGTTTTGCTAGTGGTCAACCAGGAGGTTCAGGTGGAGGTAAAGCGGGAGGAAATTCTACTCCAACTCCTACTTCTGTAGGAACAGGAAATACTCCGCCAGTTAGTCCGCCACAAGGAAATAATGGAGGAGATGGATTTGGTGGTGTTACATGTGTTAGTAAAGGTGGTGGTGGTGGTGGAGCTAGTGCTGTAGGTGGTAATGCAACTCCAGGAAATCCAGGTGATGCAGGACCAGGTGGAGCAGGATCTTCAAATTCAATAACAGGAACAGCAGTAACTTACGCAGGTGGTGGAGGAGGTGGAACAGATAGAGGTGGTGGACCTTTTCCTGGAAATGCAGGAACAGGCGGTGCAGGAGGTGGTGGAGCAGGTGGTAGATTTGGAGGACCTAATGCAGTAGCAGGTACAGCTAATACAGGTGGAGGAGGTGGAGGTTCACCTTCAACAGGAAGTCCAGGTGGAGTTGGAGCGGCCGGCGGATCGGGAATCGTTATATTAAGAGCAAGAAGCTCATCAATTTTATTAAGTGCAAGTCCAGGAACTAACACAATTACAACACAACCTTGCGGTCAAGATGTTGCGTCGTTTACTGTTAGCGGAAGTTTAACATCAACAACAATATCTAGTCCTACTTTAGTAGATTATTTAGTCGTGGCTGGAGGTGGAGGAGGTGGAAAATCAAATGCTGGAGGAGGTGGAGCAGGAGGTTATAGATCATCATTTCCAGGAGGAACAAAATTAAAAATAGGTGGAACAGTTCCAATAACAGTTGGAGCAGGAGGAGCAGGTTCAACAGCACCAGATTCAGATACTGCTAAAGGAATTCCTGGTTCACCTTCTATTTTTTCAACAATTACATCAGCAGGTGGTGGAGGTGGAAGTAATTCACCTGGTGGTCCTAACTCTCAAATAGGAGATACTGGAGGATCAGGTGGAGGTAATGGATCAGGAAGTACAGCAACAGCTGCAGCAGGAAATACTCCGCCAGTTAGTCCATCACAAGGAAATCCTGGAGGAATTGGAGCTGTTCCTGCTAGAGCAGCAGGTGGAGGTGGAGGAGCTAATGCTGCAGGTGGAGGTGGATCGGGTACTACAGGTGGGAGTGGTGGTAGTGGTTCAGCAAATAGTATTTCAAATTCACCAGTAACTTACGCAGGTGGAGGTGGAGGTGGAGCAGATATAACAGCAGGTTCAGGAGGTTCAGGAGGTGGTGGAGCAGGTACTTCTTCTGGAAATGCAACACCAGGAACAATAAATACAGGAGGAGGAGGTGGAGGAACAAATTCAAATAATACAGGAGGAACTGGAGGTTCAGGAATAGTTATTGTTAGAGGACCAAGTTCAGCAGGATTTACAGCAGCGCCAGGAACAAACACAGTTACAACATTACCGGCACCAGCTGGAGGTTGTAAAGTTGCGACATTCACGGTTTCTGGAACATTGACAGTTAGCTAATAATTCACACACTTGACATTTATTCTATAAATTAATATATAGGATTTAGAAATGAACTTACAAAACTACTATTATTTTTTTCAAAGCGCATTGACGCCTAGATTTTGTGATGAGTTAATTAAATATGGAAAATCACAACAAGAACAATTAGCACTTACAGGTGGTCAAACAGATAAAATTAAAGAAGGTAAAAATTTATCTGAAGAAGATTTAAAAGATTTAAAAAAGAAAAGAGATTCTAACATCGTCTGGCTTTCGGACCGATGGATATACAAAGAGATCCAGCCATTTATACATCAAGCAAATCAATTAGCTGGTTGGAATTTTGAATGGTCATTTAGTGAAGCATGTCAATTTACAAAATATAAATTAAATCAATTTTATGATTGGCACTGCGACTCGTTTGAAACTACTTATGCAAATAAAGATAATCCAGATACGTTTGGTAAAATAAGAAAATTATCCGTTACTTGCTCCTTGTCAGCTCCAGAAGATTATGAAGGTGGTGAATTAGAATTTGATTTTAGAAATATGGATCCTGATAAACCAACAGTTAGGAAATGTGCAGAAATAGCTCCACGTGGAAGTATCGTAGTATTTCCTTCTCACGTTTGGCATAGAGTTAAACCAGTAACGAAAGGAACAAGATATTCATTGGTTATTTGGAACCTTGGATATCCATTTAAATAACATGGCAAAAACAGATCAATTAAACTCATCAATTTATTTTAGTTCACCAGTCTATTCTATAGAAATACCTGAATGGGTAGATGATGCAAATAAAGTTTGTGATAAATATATTAAAGAATCTAAAAAAAATAATGTTAAAGCAATTAAAGAAAGAGAAAAGAAATTTGGTAAAAAAATAGGTGATCATGGAATGAGTTATCATTCTACATCACTAGTTGGAGATCCTGCTTTAAAAGAATTACAAGAATATATTGGTTCAACATCTTGGAATGTTTTAGATCATATGGGTTATAACTTAACTAATTATGAATTATTTTGGACTGAATTTTGGGTACAAGAATTTGGTGAAAAAGGTGGTGGACACCATGAAGGTCATTTGCACTACGATAATCACATATCTG